TCGCTAAGTTGTATCGCGGAGAGCGCTTCATGGGTTATGGAATTGCTGTGAATGGACAGCTTCTTGATAACCAGGTATCGACGATTATAGATACTCAGAGTAGAGAACTCCCCACCGTAACAGCGGTATTTAATCTTGATAAAAACCACGCTGAAAACCAAATTTCTATTGATTTGCATAATGGTGAACCATGCCAGCGCTAATCCCCCGAGCCTGTCGCAAGAGAGGCTGTCCTGGCACGACTACTTACTGATACTAACCGCTCTGGCTACTGCGAGCAGCACCGCAATGAAGGCTAATACTGAGATATAATTACCCATCACTGTGTGCTCGAGGAGAAGTGATGAAATATTGTCCTGAGTGTAGTTCCCATGATGTGGTAAAGGATAAACAAAGAGGCGGTTGGAGCGGTGATTATATTTGCGAGAACTGCGGATTTAATGGTGATCCCGGCGAATTCTGGTCAGAGACCGAGTACAGGATGAGGAAGAGGGCTGAGAATTTACCCGGCTATCGTAAGAAGGAATGATTCAACCCGCTTCGGCGGGTTTTTTATGGTAACGGATAGCAACCGGAACAGATATCACATGAACAAAGAACCACGCATATATGGCAGTAAGTGGGACCGTGAGCGTCTTATATTCCTTCGCGCTCACCCCTTATGCGTCATGTGCCACGAACAAGGCATCGTGACCGCGGCAACAGTCGTGGACCATATCATCCCGCATAAGCTGAAAGAGGCGTTGCGCTCTGGTGACGGTCAGGCAATAGCGAAGGCGCAGAAGCTTTTCTGGAGCCGTAAGAACTGGCAAGGGCTATGTAAGCAGCATCACGACTCAACGAAACAGCGAATGGAGAAGCGCGGTGCCGTCATCGGATGTGATGAAAACGGTATTCCGCTTGATCAAAATTCTCACTGGTTCAGATGACGTCAATTCCATAGGGGAGGGGGGGGTAAAAGTTCAATCCCTTTGCCGCAAATGACCGCCGCCCATCCTTTTTGTGCACAACCGCGAAATGAAACGTTTTTTTCTGGGAGGTTCCGATGGCAGGACGACGCCCGAAACCGACCCACCTGAAAGTGGTTACCGGCAATCCGGGCAAACGCAAACTCAACGATAAAGAGCCCCAACCCGCGAGAGAAATACCCAGCCCTCCGGCCCACCTTACCGACTGGGGAAAGGTTGCCTGGGGAAAACTGACCGTGCTGCTTGATGGTATGGGTGTTCTCACTGTTGCAGATGTGCTGGCGCTGGAGCGCCTTTGCGATATTTACGCCGACATACTGCAGTTGCGTCTAACGATCGCTGACGAGGGAAGAACCTATACAGTGCAGACGGATGGCGGTTTTTTGATTAAGGCAAACCCTGCAGTGGCCATGTTGGCTGATGCAGATCGCCGTTTTAAAAGTTACCTGGTCGAATTCGGTCTTACCCCGGCTGCCAGAACGAAGGTGAAAGTTGATGGTGGAGAAGAAGAAGACCCGCTCAACCAGTTCTTTGGTTGATCCTGCAACTCAGTATGCAATGGATATAACAAAGGGAAAAGTAGTTGCCGGCCCTGATATCCGTAATGCCTGTAAGCGCCATTTGCGTGATTTAAAAGAGGGAAAAAAACGCGGTCTGACCTGGGATGTTGAATCGGTTAATCGGGCTATCAACTTTTTTGCTCAGGTATTGAAACTGAATGGCGGTGAGCACGAAGGTGCGCCATTTATTCTTCTGCCCTGGCAAAGTTTTATCGTCGGCTCTGTTTTCGGCTGGAAGCGTGAAAATGGTACGCGTCGTTTCCGTACGGTGTATGTCGAATCCGGGAAGGGCTCTGGTAAATCTCCGCTGGCGGCGGGGGTTGGCCTTTACTGCATGATGGCTGACAAAGAGCCGCGTGCAGAGGTGTACGCCGCCGCGACGAAAAAAGACCAGGCCATGATCCTGTTTCGTGATGCAGTGGCCATGGTTGATCAGTCACCTGCGCTTCTGTCCAGAATTCAGAAGTCCGGAGGGGCCGGAAAAGAGTGGAACCTGGCGTTCCTTCAAAACGGTTCTTTCTTCAGGCCGATTAGTTCAGATGATGGACAGTCTGGGCCTCGCCCTCACTGCGCCCTGATTGATGAGATCCACGAACATAAAGATAACCGCGCGGTAGAAATGATGCGTGCTGGCACGAAAGGTCGGCGGCAGGCGTTGATTTTTATGATTACCAACAGCGGGCACGATAAAACCAGCGTCTGTTACGACTATCACCAGTACGGACAGAAGGTAGCCGCTGGTCAGCGTGAAAATGATGCGTTCTTTGCCTTTATCTGTTCACTGGATGAAGGCGACGATCCCTTTAAAGATGAATCATGCTGGGGGAAAGCTAACCCATCAATGGGGCATACCTTTCTCCCTGACTACTTGCGCGAACAGGTAGAAGATGCTCGTGGCATGCCTGCGAAAGAAAGCCTGGTGCGCCGACTGAACTTTTGTCAGTGGGTGGATGCAGAGAACCCGTGGATCAGCGGCGATGTCTGGATGGCCTGTGAAAAGGAAATCAGTATTGATCAGTTACGGGGTAAAACCTGCTATGGCGGGTTGGATTTATCTGGCAAGCGGGACCTTACATCACTTTCTCTTTATTTTCCTGACATCAGCGTAATGCTGACAGAATTCTGGACCCCGAAAGACACTTTATACGATCGCGCTCGCGTTGACCGGGTTCCTTACGATGTGTGGGAGCGTGATGGTCATATTCACGCGCCTCCCGGTACGGCCATTGACTACGGTTTTGTCGCAAAGCGTATGGCTGAGCTGGCTGCGATGTTTGATATACGAAAAGTCGCTTTCGACCGCTATCACATTGACTATTTGACTCCTGAACTGGATGACGAAGGCGTCACGGTTCCTCTCGTACCGCACGGGCAGGGGTTTGGTAAATCGGCTGAATCAGGTTTGTGGATGCCGCATTCCATTGAGGTTTTCGAGCAACTCATCATGGAAAAGCGGATTACCATCGTTCTTAACCCCTGTCTGCGCTGGTGCGCGGCGAATGCGGTTATAGAGGAAGATAAAAATGGAAACCGGGTATTCAGTAAGCGGCGCAGTAATGGCCGTATAGATGGCGTTGTTTCTGGCGCGATGGCGGTTGGCGCAGCAGAAGGAGACGAAGAGGATGACGGCGATATTGAGGGCTTTTTTGACGATCCGATCATAGTGGGTATCTGATGGCGAAGAATAAACAGCAACCAGGGCGCGTAAAAAGCGCTCTTTTAAACTGGCTTGGTGTTCCAGTAAGCCTGACGACCGGTGAATTCTGGCGGGAATGGTTTGGAACCAGCAGTAGCGGGAAAGTGGTCACCGCAGACAAAGTTATCCGGCTTTCTGCTGTATGGGCGTGTGTCAGGCTGTTAAGTGAGTCGATATCCACGCTTCCGCTTAAAATTTACGAGAGACAGGCCGATGGCTCGCGGAAGCTGGCCCAGAACAATCCAGCCTACCAGATATTATGCAGGCGCCCTAATTCGGAAATGACTCCTTCCCGCTTCATGCTGATGATTGTGGCCAGTGTTTGTCTGCGTGGTAATGCTTTTGTCGAAAAGCTGTTCATCGGCAGCAAGTTGGTATCACTGGTTCCGTTGCTTCCTCAAAACATGGTTGTAAAGCGGCTCGATAGTGGAAAATTACAGTACACCTACACTGAAAACGGAGTCCAGCGGATCATTCCTGTAGACAGGATGATGCACATTCGCGGGTTTGGCCTCGATGGTGTGTGCGGCATGATGCCGACAATGGCAGGGGTGGATGTTTTCGGTGCTGCGATGTCGGTTGATGAAGCGGCGGCGAAAATCTTCGAAAATGGTCTGCAGAGTACCGGCTTTCTTTCTTCGAAAACATCGCTGAGCAAGGAACAGCGAGAAAGGTTGCGTGTCAGCCTTCAGAACTTTATTGGCTCGAAAAATGCTGGAAAATTGATGGTTCTGGAAAATGAACTGACATACCAGAACGTCACCATGAACCCGGAAGCCGCACAATTGCTTGAAAGCCGCTCATTCAGCATTGAGGAAATCTGTCGCTGGTTTCGCGTACCGCCATTCATGGTCGGCCATACGACAAAACAATCTAGTTGGGCCTCGAGTCTTGAGGGGATGAACATGCTGTTTCTGACCCATACTCTGCGTCCCCTGCTGGTCAATATTGAGCAGGAAATCTCGCGCTGCCTTCTTAACGGAGATGAGGATTTGTTTGCAGAGTTTTCCGTTGAAGGCCTTCTGCGTGCCGACAGTGCAGGACGTGCCGCGTACTATACCAGCGCCTTGCAGAATGGCTGGATGTCGCGTAACGATGTTCGAAGGCTGGAAAATATGCCACCAATTGAAGGCGGTGATATTTATACAGTTCAGCTCAACCTGACTCAGTTGAAGAATCTCGAAAACAGCAACCCGGCAGTTCAGGCGCTGGCTGTCAGAGAGCTTCATAACCACGTATTCCCTGATATTCCTTTCGAGCAATCGCCCCTTAAACAGGCTGCTTAGGAGCCCATTTCCATGACAATTAGACAACTTCCGGTTGCTCCGGCGGGACGCCCGTGTGCGGGTGTGACCAGTGAACCCCAACCCTCAGCGCTTGAGCGTTGGAATGGTGGGATCAGGGCAGCATCCGATAATGACAACTCCATTTCTATTTTTGATGTTGTTGGCCGTGATTACTGGGACGAGGGTGTCACAGCAAAACGCATCTCCGGCGCTCTACGTTCGATGAACGGTGCTGATGTGACGGTAAATATCAACTCGCCCGGCGGCGATATGTTTGAAGGCCTGGCAATTTACAACCTGCTTCGCGAGTACCAGGGGAAAGTCACTGTAAAAGTGCTGGGCATCGCTGCCAGCGCCGCTTCGATTATTGCTATGGCCGGGGATGATATTCAAATCGGGCGCGGCGCCTTTCTGATGATCCACAACTGCTGGGTAGCAGCGATAGGCAACCGCCATGATTTTGCTGAGTTATCGACTTATCTTGAGCCATTTGATACCGCTATGGCTGATATCTATGCGGCACGCTCCGGCCTTGATATGGACACCGTGCAGACGCTGATGGATGCAGAAAGTTATATCGGTGGCAGTGATGCAGTAGAAAAGGGGCTGGCCGACAGTCTGCTTTCTGCTGATGCCGTAAGCGACGGTGATGACTCCCCGTCTGCGGCGCTGCGTAAACTTGATGCACTTCTGGCGAAAACGAACACCCCCCGGTCTGAACGCCGGAAATTAATTAAAGCATTAACAGGTAACACGCCGGGCGCTGTTACCGATCCCGATGGTAAGCCGGGCGCTACCGAAGAAATCAAACCTGAAACCCTCAATTCACTTGAAAACGCCCTTGCGGCGTTAGTCAAATAAGGACCTTTTATGTCTGAAGTAAACGAGATTCTGAAAAAAGTCACCGCCTCCATTGAAGAAGCAACCGGCAAATTTAACGCAAAAGCGGAAGAGGCGCTGACTGAGGCGAAGAAGAACGGCAAGTTGTCAGCGGAAACCAAAGAAACCGTGGACAAAATGGCGTCTGAATTAAACGCATTGAAAGAAGCCGAAAAAACTCTTAAAGCCGCGCTGGGTGAACTGGAGCAACATGTTGCGCAGATGCCGCTGGCAAATGCAAAACAGGTTGTGGAATCTGTAGGTCAGCAGGTCATCTCTGCTGAGGCGCTGAAAACCTTTGCGGCCAGCGTCGCGGCCAGCCAGCGAATTTCTATTCCGGTGAAAGCGGCTCTGCTTACCGCAAACGTACCAGGCAATATTGTTGCTCCCGACCGTCTGCCTGGCATTGATACCGCGCCTAAACAGCGTCTTTTCATCCGCGACCTGATCGCGCCTGGCACAACGGCATCAAACACCATTTACTGGGTGCAGCAAACTGGTTTTACCAACAATGCTGCTGCGGTCGCAGAGAATACGACCAAACCGTACAGCAACATTGAGTTTGCAGAAAAAATCACCCCAGTTCGAACTATTGCGCATCTTTTCAAGGCATCCAAACAGATCCTCGACGACTTCGCACAGTTGCAGTCTCAGGTTGATGCGGAAATGCGTTTCGGCCTGAAGTATGTCGAAGAACAGGAAATTCTGTTCGGCGATGGTACAGGCGCTCATCTGGAAGGCATCATTCCGCAGGCTTCAGCATTTTCGGCAGCGTTTCAGGTGGAGAATCAGAACGGTATTGACGATCTGCGTCTCGCGATGTTGCAGGCTCAGCTTGCGCGCTTCCCGGCATCCGGTCACGTCCTGCACTTCATCGACTGGGCGAAAATTGAGTTGACCAAAGACACGCTGGGCCGCTACATCCTGGCAAACCCTGCCGCTCTGACGGGCCCAACTCTTTGGGGCCTTCCGGTCGTCGCAACAGAAGCTACAGCCTTCCAGGGTAAATTTCTGACAGGGGCATTCAGTGCCGGCGCGCAGATTTTTGACCGTGAAGAAACGAATGTTGTCATCTCTACGGAGAACGCCGACGACTTCGAGAAAAACATGATCACCATCCGTTGCGAAGAACGCCTGGCGTTGGCCGTTAAACGTCCTGAAGCCTTTGTTTATGGCTCGTTCACTGTTCCGGCACCTGGCGGTCAGTAATATCTTGTGCGGCCTTCTGGCCGCAATATTCGAGGGAATACCATGAAGCTTATCGCGGTTAAACCAATTTATTTTGGCGGTGTGGTTGTGACAGAAGGCGAGTATCTGGAAACGCAGGAGCAGCACGGTCGTGAACTGATAAAAAAAGGCTATGCACGGCTGGTGGTTGTTGATAATTCCGAACAGCCTGAACAGCCTGAACAGCCTGAACAGCCTGAACAGCCTGAACAGCCTGAACAGCCTGAAGAATCCGCACCGTCTAAAAAAGGGAAAAAATAATGCTCGATCTCGATGTCGTCAAATCGCATTGTCGCATCGAGCCGGATTTTACCGACGATGACGCATTGATCGCTATTTACTCAGGCGCTGCGGCACGTTACGTGGAAACCTGGACGCGGCGGAAATTGTATGAATCTGAAGAAACTCCGGGCTACCAGGAGGATGAAGACGCAATTCTGCTAACCGATGATGTCACTGCTGCCATGTTGCTGTTAATCAGCCACTGGTATGAAAACCGCTCAGCCGTGACGGAAGGTAGTTCGCAAACAACGCTTCCGTTTGCTGTAACGGCGTTGCTCCAGCCATATAAAATTTACGGGCTTTAGGGGGAAATATGCAGGCAGGACGACTCCGGCACCGCGTCACCATCCAGAATTTTGTCACGCAAACCTTACCGTCCGGGCAGGAAACAGAAAACTGGGCGGACGGCGCGACCGTCTGGGCCGAGGTTAAAGGAGTGTCAGGGCGGGAGCTACTCACAGCCGGGGCTGAGTTAGCAGAATCAACGATCCGTGTCTGGATGCGCTATCGCCGGGATGTTACAGCCGCCTCACGTCTGCACGTCATTAACGGGCCGTTCGCAGGTGCGCTGCTGGAGATTACCGGGACGCCCATCCCGGACCCAAAATCAACCCGGCTGGAAATAATGTGTAAACAGGGGGTGGTCAGTGATTGATTACGGGCTGGATTTCTCTGACCTGCTGGACCTGTCCAGCGAACTGGCCTCACTCAGCAAAGCGGAAAGCCGGGGTGTGCTGCGAAATGCTACCCGCGCCGCTGCAGGAGTTATTCGTGATGAGGTTGAGGCGCGTGCGCCTGAGCAGACCGGCAAACTTAAACGGAATATCGTTGTGGTGACAAAACGCGATCGGGATGGCGGCATATCCTCCGGCGTGCATATTCGCAGCGGAAAAAATCGCCCGTTTTACTGGCGGTTTTTAGAACTGGGTACATCGAAAATGGCCCCGGTGCCGTTTATTCGCCCGGCATATGACGTGAAACAGGAGGAGGCCGCACAGGTCGCGTTTGATGCTGCAAACCGTGCCATAGACGAGGCGTTATCACGATGAGCGAAGCCGACATTTTCCCGTTATTAAAGTTGCTCGCCGGGGGCCGCGTTTACCCGTATGTGGTCAAACTCAACGCCCAGGGCGAACCGGCAGTATCCCCGCCGTGGCTGGTGTTTTCGCTGGTGACTCATGTCGACAGCGATGTGTTATGCGGACAGGCCGAATCGGTGCTAACCGTTCAGGTTGATGTTTATTCGAAAACCATCGATGAGGCCGCATCTATTCGCATGCAGGCGCAGCAGGCATTAAAACCGCTGGCACCGGTCAACATTAACCGAACCGGTGGTTACGAACAGGACACGAAACTTTACCGGGCTACGCTCGAAGTGCAGATTTGGCACTAATCATTAATACCTCTCAACTCACGCCACCTTCGGGTGGCTTTTTTATTTCCGGAGTAAATAAATGGCAGCACTATACGAAAAATCGCAAAACACGCAGATCCTGATTTCTGCTGTACCGGTCACCGCTGCGACAGTTGAAACCGCTGAGTATCTGAGTTTGTCCTGTGCGCTGAAAGAGGCCAATTTTACAGGCGGTCAGAAACAGGACATCGATGTCACCACGCTGTGCAGCGTTGAGCAGGAAAACATAAACGGCCTTCCGTCACCGTCTGAAATCGCCCTGTCCGGTAACTTCTACCGCAACCAGGCACAGGATGCCTTGCGAAGTGCATACGATGATGACACCACTTACGGTTTCAAAATCATTTTTCCGAGCGGAAACGGTTTTATGTTTTTGTCGGAAGTTCGTCAACACACGTGGTCTACCGGTACTAACGGCGTTGTGGCCGCGACCTTCTCTCTGCGCCTGAAAGGCAAACCAACGTACATTAACGCTGCCCTCCCGCTGGTAATAAACACCGATTTGCCTCCGACCAAATCAGCGACCACTGGCGGGGCGCTAACAATGTCTGTTGAAGTGCTGGGAGGCATAGCTCCCTATGCCTATAAGTGGATGAAAGGCAGTACAGCAGTATCTGGCCAGACGGCGGCAACCTTCAATAAATCGAGTGCGGTGGCGGGTGATGCCGGGGTGTACACCTGTCAGGTTTCCGATTCAGCCACGCCTGCAAATATGGTGATTTCAGCCGCCTGTACCGTCACCATCGAATAACGGAGCGCCGGGAAACCGGCGAATAATTATTTATGTCGAAGAAAAGTATCAAGTCATTAGTCCTGGCTCCGCTGGCGGGTTTTCGTTATACCACTGTTACAGTCCCGGAATGGGAAGGAGCTAAAATCGTTCTTCGTGAGCCGTCGGCAGAAGCATGGATACGCTGGCAGGACATTGTAAAAAACGATGGCGATGTGGAACTGTCGGTATCCGAGCGAATGAAGCGCAACCTCGCCGCCGATGTCACGCTATTTGTTGATGTGGTATGTGACGAAGACCATAAGCCGGTATTTACCGCAGATGATATCCCAAAAGTGGAAGCCGTTTACGGTCCGGTTCATTCCCGCATTGTGCGTCTGGCGCTTGATCTGATAACCGGTGCCGAGGACACCAAAAAAAAGTAGCGTCCCCTGGTATGCGGTTTCTGATGGAGTTAGCGCTTCGAATGGGGCGCACTCTTTCAGAATTGCGACAGTCAATGACAGTTAGTGAGTTACTGATGTGGGCAGAGTTTGACCGTGAAAGCCCAGTCAGCGAGGTCAGATCTGACATAAGAAACGCGCAACTGGTATCAGCGATTTACGGTTCGCAGGGGGTTAAGATTGGCATTGATGAAGCACTTCTGAAGTGGGGGGGCGAGCAGGCCGCAGAAGGAGAACGCGATCCGTTTGCAGGGCTTGAGAGCGCATTAATGGCAGCAGCTCAGTGACATATATCCTTGTTATGATTTAGCATTAGCCAAATCTATAAGAGGGAATGATTATGAAAAAGGTATTTATTTCTGTTGTTGCAGTATTAGCCATAAGTGCATGTAAACCGTCTTTAGATGAATTTATCCGGGCTGGAGAATCACTTGTCAAAGAGACCCTTAAAGATCCTGAAAGCGCTAAGTTTGAATCATTTTTTCATTCATCTGGAGAAAATGATGGCTATGTTTGCGGCACAGTTAATGCAAAGAATTCCTACGGCGGATATACGGGTAAAAAGAAATTTTATGTTTATCTGGAACTATACAAAGGGAAGGTAAAAACAAACGGACCAGTCACAATTGTTAATGAGTTAGAGGGGGCAGAGTATGAAAAATATAAATTATTCTGCCGATAATTAACAAAAAACCGCTTCGGCGGTTTTTTTATGTGAGATAGTAAATGGCCAATCTGCGAGAGTTGATAATTAAAATATCCGCAAACTCACAGTCGTTTCAGTCAGAAATTTCACGCGCATCTCGCATGGGGAAGGACTACTACAAAACCATGCAGAATGGTGGACGCCAGGCTGCAGCGGCTGCAAGAGAAAGCCAGCGCGCGATTGCCGATTTAAACAATCAGTTAGCCAGTACAAAAATGATTGCTGCCGGATTTACGGGAGCAATTGCTGGTGCGTTTACGGTCACGTCATTAATTACGGCGGCTGATAACTGGGGGCAGCTATCATCACGCATCAAAATGGCGACGGATTCCGCTGACGAATATAACCGTGTTCAGTCGCGATTGATGGAAATCAGTGACCGCACCTACAAACCAATTGAAGAGCAAGGGGAACTTTTCATCCGCAGCGCCACGGCGATGAAAGAACTGGGTTATTCGACAGAATCGACGATTGATTTTATCGACTCGATTTCGTCCGCTCTGACCATCAATGCGGCCAGCGCTGAAAAGGGTGCTCGCGCCATTAATGCCCTGTCGAAATCGATGGTAGTTGGGAAGGTGTCCGGCAATGAATGGAATACGGTTATGGAGGTCATTCCGACGGTGATTGGCGACGTGGCCCGCCACTTGGACATCACTGAAACGGCTGTTAAAAAGCTTGCCAGAGAAGGCAAGTTGTCGATGCAGACATTTTCCGACGCTGTAATTTCCGCGCAGCAACGTAACGCACGTCTCGCGGAAGATATGCCGACGACGGTCGGTGACGCCATTACAAAACTGTCGAACCATTGGAAGAAGTATATTGGTGAAACAAACAATGCTTATGGTGCCACCCAGGTTACGTCTGATGCTATAGGCAAGCTTGCCGACAATCTCGATACTGTAGCAAACGTAACCGGCGTACTTACCGGGCTGGGCGTTGCGCGATATTTTGGGAATTACGCAACATCAGTTGGTACAGCGACCGGAAAACTAATCGAAGCGCAAAAGAATGAAGTCTCTCTTGCCGCGGCGAAGTTAAGAGGTACGCAGATAGCGACATCACGGGCACGAGCAACTGTGTACCGGGCACAGCAGGCTGTTATAGCTGCAAAAAACGCAGATGCCCAGACACTTGCTGAAAAGAGGCTGGCCGCAGCGCAGGCTTCACTGACACGTAACATCGCTGCTAAAACAGCCGCGCAAACGGCATTGAACAGCGTAACTTCAGTTGGTTCTCGTTTGCTGTCATCCGCATCAGGGCTTGTAGGAGGCATTCCAGGGCTTGTTATGATGGGTGCCGGTGCCTGGTACTATATGTATCAACAGCAGGAACAGGCCAGAAAATCAGCGCAGGATTATGTAGCGCAGATTGATGAGATTCGTAAAAAAACAGGGCAGATGTCTTTGATTGAAACGTCAGAAAGCACGGATAGTTTACGTAAATCTCTCAATGAACAGAATCGGTTAATCGAAGAACAAAAACAGAAGGTGAAGGTTTTAAGCGACAGCCTTCTAGCCCTCAAACGTGCGCAGGAGGACGCTATGTCCTCCCGATATCTTCCATCAGACCTGCAAAAATATAACTCGAAAGAAGGTGTCGCTGAGTACACTGCGTTACTTGCAACAGAACAGGCCCGCCTAAATGAGATGCAGGAAAAATCAGTAAGCATACAGGAAACGCTTACTGGAACTGAGCGGCATCGCGCCGATCTCCTTACTCGCATATCGTCAGCACAAGAAGCATCTCGTCTTTCTTTACTAACGATGACGGGGGAGCATTCAAAATTTAACCAGGTTCTTGGTTTGGGAAATCAGTTACTTGAAAGTCGGCACGCTCTGGTTACTGCTCCCTTACGACTACCGCAGGCCGCTGTTACTGACTCCGAGCAGCAGGCTCTTTTACAGAAACAGCAGGCCGCAGAACTGGCCGGGCTGAAAGGTCTGGCGCGGGCCAAGAAACAAGCTGAGTTTGATTTACAGCGGATGGGTAAAACTGGAATTGAAAACTCCACATATGCCGATCAGTACATGAAGGCAGTAGAGGACGAGTACACCAGAAACCAGGCAGGCAAACCGGCTGGTGGTGCGGGTAAATCTGAACTGGCAAAAACAGAGGATATTTATACCCGTCTGATTAAACAGCAGCGTGAGCAGATGGCACTGGCCGGGCAAAATACGGAACTTGCGCGAACAAAATATCAGATCGTGCATGGTGAACTGGCCACTCTGACGCAGGTGCAAAAAAACGAAATTTTACGTAATTCTGCTGCAATTGATCATCTGAACGCTGTCGAAAAACTCAGGTCGTTAAACGAGCAGCTCCTGACGCCTGAAGAGGCGTTATTAAATATTACTCGCGAACGTATTAAGCTGTTAAAAGACGCAGCCCCTGCCAGCGAAGAATATCGTGAGTCGATGGAACGCATTTCGAAAGCGTCTGTTCAGAACGCACCTGAGTTTGAAGGGGTCGCTGCATCAGTTGGTGGACCGAGTGGCGAACTCATTCGTGTTGCGAATGCACAGAAAGAACTGCAAAAGTGGCATGAAAAGCAACTGGAAATGCAGAAAGAATTGCTCGAGGAGAAGGAGATAAATGAGCAGGTTTATGCAGAGCGTATTGCGGAAATAAATAAAACCAATTCTGAACGATTGCAGGATATTCAGGCAGGGTATACATCGGCCAGTCTGTCCATGTTCTCTGATCTGGCCGGACAGACCGCACAACTTCTGCAGGGGATCGGTCAGGAAGGAAGTTTCGCATATCGGACGTTGTTTATAGCGAGTAAAGCAGCCGCGATTGCACAGGCAATTATCAATACAGAGTTGGCCGCAACGAAAGCCATGGCTGAGGGGGGGCTGATTCTCGGGATACCAGCAGCAACGGCTATTCGTGCCGTGGGTTATGCATCCGTGGGGCTGATTGCAGGGCAGACGCTTGCAGGAATGGCGCATGATGGTATAGATCGCGTTCCAGAGAACGGAACCTGGCTACTCCAGAAAGGGGAGCGTGTTGTCACCGCTGGCACGTCAGCCAAACTTGATGAAACGCTTGAAAAGGTACAGCAGGTAAGACGTGAAGAACGGGAAAGCATCAGTGGCGGAACTTTTACTATTCATAATTCGTATACAGGAAAACCGGATGACGCAACGCTTGCTGCGATTGATCGCCGGAATGAAAAACTTGTTAAAGAAATCCGACGGGATATGACAAAACAGGTTATTTCTCCTTCAAATGAGTTCGGTCGCGCGCTGCAAAGCCGGTATACCAGAGGATATAAGGAGTAATTAATTGTGGCCGATATTTATTATCTCCATGACTATTTACCTTTGCCATTAATGGATGGCTACGCATTTAAACCTGTTTCTCCATTGTTAAGAACTGAAATGGCGTCGGGGCGCTCCCGGCAGCGCAGGCGTTATTTGTCCACACCCACAAACTGTAGCGTTAAATGGATATTCAGGACGGATAACGAGGCGCAGTTATTTGAATCCTGGTACCGCGAAACCATCACTGACGGTGCTGACTGGTTCTTCATGAAGCTACAAACGCCGACAGGTGTTGATTTCCAGAAGTGCCGTTTCACGGATATCTATGAAGGCCCAACTCTGATACCGCCCAGATACTGGCAGTATTCTGCGACGCTGGAACTTTGGACGCGCCCGGTTCTTGGCGATGGCTGGGCTGAGTTCCCGGATTACATCATCAACAGCAGCATCATTGATATTGCAATTAACAGGGAGTGGCCCGAAGCATGACCAGCCCGACTTTAAAACGACTGTACGCCTCTTCCGGTGAAGAGGTCATTATCAAAACCCTGCAGATCAACATCGGTGATGATGCTCTGTATCTCTGTGATGGCTATGACGACATAACCGCGACAACGGAAACCGGCGAAGAAGTGACATTTATCGCAAGCACCATCGACGTTGCGTTACCTGCGCGAAACAGCGACGGTACACAGGATCTACAGTTTGCAGTCTCTAACATTAATGGCGAGGCATCGACATCCGTGCGTAGCGCACTGGAAAACTTGCGCGGCGCCACAGTGACTTACCGCCAGTTTACCTCTGACGATTTAACCGCTCCCGCCGAACGTCCTTATACCCTGACGGTTAAAAACGGGTACTGGACCGCGACGCAGGCGCAGATTATCGCAGGGTACATGAACGTGCTGGATACAGCCTGGCCCCGCTATCGCTACACACTCCCGTTCTATCCTGGCCTTCGTTACATGAGCTAAGGAGTTTCAATGTTCAATCAAGATAAATACCTTTCAGTTAAATGGCTGAAGGGCGGACGCGCTTACCCTGAACTTGACTGCTTCGGCATCGTGAATGAAGTGCGTCGTGATCTGGGGCTTCATGAATGGCCGGATTTTGCCGGAGTGACTAAAGACGATGGTGGCCTTGATCGAGAAGCAAAAAGTTTCTCACTGACTCTTTCCCAATGCGAGCCATGCGCTGGTGCAGGGGTTTATTGCTATTCCGGTTCAGCGGTGACGCATGTTGCAGTCGTGGTGGATATTAACGAGCAACTTTATGTTGTGGAATGCAACCCAAAGACCAACGTGACCATCCTTCCATTGCCGCGCTTTATGCGTCGGTTTGTTAAAGTGGAGTTCTGGCAGTGACTATCAGAATTTATCCATCCCGGTTACCCGGCGAGCCGCTTGAAATACATGAACATGGCGCACTGACTCTTCATCAGTGGTTGTTGGGCAACGTTGATAATTATCGTTCAGATATTAAACACCCGATTTCGGTTGAAGTTGATGGCGAAAATATTCCCGCAACGGAATGGTTCGATTATGTCATAGCCCCATCCAGTGAAGTACGTATCTATCCGATCCCTTACGGGCTGGAGGCCGGGACAATTGCGTGGATAGCTGTTGCTATTTCTGCCGCATCCGTTGCATATGCGCTATTTTTTGCACCAGGCGGGGTCGATCCGGGAGGGTATTCATCAGGAACAGGCGATTCACTCGATGTAAACCCGGCTAAAGCCAACCAGGCTAAGCTTGGAGAGCCGATTCGTGAGCTGTTCGGACGCCGCCGAATTTACCCCGATTACGTAGTACAGCCGGTAACCCGCTTCAGCCAGGATGATCCGACAGTGATGACCGTTGAAATGTTCGTCGCGCTGGGATTCGGACAATTTTCATTCGGCAAAGGGGATATGCGTGTTGGTGCCACGCCTGTTTCATCGCTGGGTGATAGTTTCGCGTACACCGTTTTTCAGCCCGGCCAGAATGTGGCTGGTGATCGCCGTAGCGAAAACTGGTTTAACTCCACTGAAGTTGGAGGCACCAGCTCTGGCGCCGGGCTGGATATGGCCCAGACGGCGCCGGACAAGGATGATGTTGTTGCGCAGTCACTGACGGTGTCTGGAAGCACAATCACGTTTAACGGATTAAGCGCTGACGACGATACTGCAACAAACGAGCTGCCTGATTCGTGGATTGCTGGCGCAACGGTTGAGCTAATCGTACCCGATCAGTTTGTTGTAACCAACGATGGCGCATACAGCCGAATTACCAGTGACAATCTGGCGGAACTCGCCCCTTATGTCGGCATGCCGATAACGCTCTGGTACAACAGCGTCGACTATAGCCTGTTTATCGCTTCGTATACGCCGCATGCAGACGCGACAGAGGAAGAAGAGGAAGTCACCGCCTCGGTAACGCTGGCTTATGAGAGTGACACCGGCACGCCTTTTACGGGTATTCCAGAGGGGGATATCAGGCTTTCCGTTTCTCACGCTGGATATCAGTACAAAATATTCGACGTTGACGGTACAAGTGTGACTCTTCAGCGCTTGATTGACGGCGTTGTCAATAACACATGGCCGGGTTTCGTTGCGCGCACCGTGCTTGATTTTGACGCATCTGGCGTTAACCAGAATGATTCCTGGATGGGGCCGTTTCTGGCATGCCCGGATAATGAAACCATCGACATGTTTGAAGTGAATTTCTTCTTCCCGAATGGCATTTGCTGGTACGACAAAAAAGGGAGAAAACAAAACAGAACGGTTCGCTGGGAAGTTCAGTACCGCGTCTATGGCTCTGGTTCTGGATGGATGAGCAAAACCGGCTCGTATAATACAAAAAATATAAATGGTCTTGGTTTTACTGAGCGCATCACGCTGAGTTCTCCTGGCCTTGTTGAAGTGCGGTGTCGACGCACTAACGAGCAGGGACAGGATAACAGCCGCGATAATATGTACTGGCAATCGTTGCGTGGCCGCCTTCTGACCTCGCCGTCATCGTACGCTGGCGTAACGACGATGGGTGTCACGGTGGAAACAGGCGGCAAGCTGGCCGCTCAGTCCGATCGCCGGGTGAACGTGGTAGCGACAAGGATTTACGACACTGGCGCACCAAGAAGCATCTCTGGCGCCCTGTACCACGTTGGTAACTCGCTGGGGCTGGATATGGACACCGACGCCATTGATGCGCTGGAAAGTGCGTACTGGACGCCTGGCAATGAGTTTTTCGATTTCGAGACGACTGACAGCACATCTGCGCTGGAGGTTTTGCAGAAGATAGCCAACGCCGGGAAAAGTTATTTTCTGCTGACGGACGGGCTTGCTTCGGTTGCGCGTGAAGGCGTAAAGCCATGGTCCGGGGTTATCAGTCCGCATGAGATGACTGAAGACCTGCAAACTGCATTCGTTGCTCCCTCCGGTGACGATTATGACGGTGTTGATGTCACGTATATCAACGGAACGACCTGGGCTGAGGAGACGGTACAGTGCCGGACCCCGGATAATCCAACCCCTGTCAAAATCGAAGACTACACTCTTGATGGTGTGCTTGATCGTGATCGCGCGTACCAAATCGGCATGCGCCGGTTGATGAAGTATCAGCAGCAGCGGCTGACCCATACGACATCTACTGAGCTGGACGCACTTTGCTATAACGTCGGCGACCGTATCGTGCTGACTGACGATATACCCGGTAGCCAGACGGTCAGCACACTGATTGAGTCGATGGCGTCTGTGGATGGCACAACGACATTCACGGTGACAGAGCGGCTTGACTGGTCGTTTCCAAATCCTCGCGTGCTGATTCGTTATCAGGATGGTTCGGCTTCCTCACTAATGGTGGCGACCAGTGCAGGTGATTACCAGGTTTCCGTGCCTTACCTGGCGACGTTCGATGACATGATTCTTGATGATCCCGGCATTGAACCGCCACGCCTGATTTTCTGCGACTCTTCACGAGTGGGCTATAACGCTCTTGTCTCAGAGATAGCCCCGCAATCTGACGGCACATGTCAGATAACGGCGAAACAGTATAAACCCAGCTTCTACGATCACGACAATGCAACATATCCCGGCGATACAGCCTGATTTCACCTACTTAACTATCACCCGCTTCGGCGGGTTTTTTCGTTTATGAGGCTCATATGACGACTTATAACACCGGCAACCCGCTGGGATCTGCTGCTGCAAAAGACCTTAACGATAACGCGCAAAACATGGATTATCTGATGAATGACCAGGTGAATGATCGACGCAATGATCGTCTTGGACATTCCCGTAAAACCTGGCACGGCATGGAGTCAGCTCATGAGGAACAACTTGCCCGCTTTTCTGCTGCCTTCCAGGAATTTCTTGTTAAGTCCGGATATGACTTTCTCGGCGATTACGAGGACGGTCCCCTTACTTTCACTGCACGAAATCAGACAATCCGGTATCAGGGGCAGTTCTGGAGACTGAATACAGCAACGGATGTTCCGTTCACGACCCGCGGAACGGATGCCATAAGCTGGGCAGAGGATGTTAATCATCTGGTCCTGATGGACGCTGACATGCTGCGTCAGGAACTGGCACTACCGGATGGAGCCTGGCTGGTAGGACTGGGTGATTTGACGCTGGGTGAGATACTGGCTCAGAAAATCTTCATTATTGTCATTACCGGACAGTCGAATGCAGTCGGTGCAAATAGTGGAGGGCCTAATCCGGCAAGCGATAAAATCGTTATCTGGGATGGTGCAACGGACGACTGGGGAAGCAGTGATTATACCCGTCCACCGCTGTCACGCTCCAGTCCTAACGGGAACGGCGGCAACAACAATATTGCGCTGGCATTTGCACATCGCCTTGTGGATGAGTTTAAGGCAGAAAAGGTGTTCATCATCTATGATGCGGCAGGTGGGCGTTCCATTGAGGACTGGACAGGGGAGGGGGTTAACTCAGTCCGCTACGCAGCGATAAAAGGCAAGGTTGAAGCGGCGCTGGCCTCACCGGAAATTGTCGCCACAGGGAAGACGAGAGTCGATATGGTTGTCTTTGCGCAAGGGGAAGCTAACGGACTGACAGATACCATTACGGATTACCGCAGCAAGCTTGCCACGCTGGACAGGCAGTTTCGTGCTGAAAGCTGGATGTCTGATACCACACCGATGTTTATCATGGGTATGAGCGGATTACACATGCGTTACCAGGTCTGGCAGGCGCAACTGGATTATTGTGAAAACCACAACCGCAACTGCATTTATGTGAACTCTGCAGGACTAAAGACACAATACGACGTTGATGGTGCAGGAGATTACACGCACTGGCTGGGTACATCCCTTTGGGAACATGGCTATTATCGAATCTGGCAAGCACTGCATGAACGCGGGGTCACACACCGCCATACTCTTGCAGCGTTCTCTGCCCGGGGGGCGGGTCCGTGGAGTGGCGAGGCCATCGCGCTGGCAAAATTTTCGAGCCTGGTAAGTGCAGGCTCCACGACGGGTGATTTTCCGGCGAACGGCCCTGCTGCGTCGCACGCGATTCACTGGGGATACCAGTGTCAAGCGACAAACTATTCTTTGGCTGGCGGCTATCAGAACATGATGGATACTGGCGCTAATTATTCTGTTTCCTGGGGACGCCTGAACACGTTCAGTGCAGTCGCGCAGTACTCATCTGCATTTGGATATGGCAACACGATTAATGCGCCTTATGCCTTTGCTGCTGGGCGAGGACATACTATAGCGGATCCGTATTGCGCGGCACTCGGGTCTTTTTCTGAATACAAAACCTCACTCGAAGACCCAGTGCGTTTTCAAGTGGGGACAGGAAAATCGGAAACCTTACCTAAAACCGGCTTTGCCGTCTTTGAATCAGGGCGCGCTCTGTTTTCAGGTAACATCGATTTCAGGACAGACAATGCTTTCTCTGTTGGAACGCCAGGCGCCCGCGCGTCAGTTATCTATGCGGGTACTGCTGCAATCAACACCTCTGATATAACGACGAAAAAATTACGTGGAGTGTTAACCGATGCTGAATTACGGGCATGGGCTAAAGTGCCGCCGACAATTTATCAGATACTGGAATCACTGAATGAAAAAGGTGAGGACGCGCGGCTACATGCAGGGCTGATTGCACAGGATGTTGCTACGGCGTTTGAATCTGAGGGA